GACCCAACGAAAATCCTGAGCGTCATGAACACAATCAGGAGCCAAAAACCTACATTGCCATTGAACGGGCTAAGTGATAATGTAGAAGTAAGGTCTAACAAAAACGTGCCCCACGGTAGTCGTTCATCAGACCCGAATATCGCTGCGGCTAACGAGCTTTATCGTTCGCTCAACATTGATAAACGGTTATAAAATAAATAATTAAGGAGTCATAATCATGGCACAACCAAACGAAGACGAAAAAGTATTAACTCTTGCTGAGCAAGAAGCTCAGGCAGTCGCTGACGCTAAGGCTCTCGAAGAGCTGCAGGCGCAAGAAGACGCAGCAGCAGATGAAGCGCGAGCAGCATCTGAGCAAGAAGCTGCCAACGCAGATGCGAAAGAGGCTGAAAAAGAGCAAAAAGCCCTCGAAGCTGAAGCTAAAAAGAAAGCCAAAGCTCAGGACAAGGATGCCAAAAAGGGTAGCGACAATGGTGCTTCTCAGGGTTCTGACGAAGGTGCGGCTGCTGGTGCAGCAATCGCAGCAGCGATTACCGAGGGTCTCAAGGCTTCTAAAAACGACAACTTCGCCCTTCAGCCAGACGAAGGTGTTGACCACCGCTTCAGCCTCGTCCGCAACAAGGACACCAAAGAGGTGATGATTCGCGAGAACGAAACTGGCACACTTTCAAAAATTCAGTTGCTCAGCATCGAAGAAAAAGAAGCTGACATTCAGAACACTGAAATCGAAGAACTGTAATATAATTGGTTCTGGTAGGGTTTTTACTGTTTCCCTACGTCAAAATAGCCCTCGTCTGAGGGCTATTTTACTTTTGTTGCAATTTTGTTGACAAATGAAATTATCCCGCGCTATACTGTAAGTAGCTTAATGCTTCCCGGTTGAGAAATGATGTAGCGGTATTCGTCCCCGTCGACAGGTTCAAGCAGATAGCACTCGATGTAATCGTGTGTCATCAACACAAACACAACACTAAAACTAGTCCTATAAGGGGATAAAACCATGGCTATTACAGCTTCAGAAATTTATAGCCCAGTCATCGACCAGCCGTTCGACGACGAAAGCTTCACAAAAGAACTTGAAGGTAACTCGAAAGAAATCAAGTTTGAAAAGGGTTCAAAGACTGTTAAAGTCCGAACCGTAGTTACCGCTGGTGCAGTCACAACTCACGACGCGACTCAATCATTCAGCACACAAATCGCTGGTATCGTAAATGTTGACTCAACAATCAACACTTACACGCTTGACCAGCAAAAAGACATCAAGCAGTTCCTTGACCGTACTGTTATCGCAACTAACAACAGCATCACCGAAGGTGGTAAAGTTCTTAGCGCGATTATCTCTGAGCAAATGGTTCCGCTCATTGACGCGTATCGTCTTGCAGTCCTTGCAGCTATCGCCGTTGTAACGAGCCAGACTCGTGTCGCAACTGCTGATGGTTACGCTGACTGGCTTGTTGCCCGCGCATTCATCGTCAACGGACGCCAATTCAAAGACGTTATTGGTTATGTAGGTACAACTACTGCCAACAACGTCCGCAACAGCGGAAAGCTCGACCCATTCACACCTGGTCTTGAGAAAAGCTTGCGAACTGGCGACCTTGGTATGCTTGCTGGTGTTAAGTTGAAAGAAGTCCCTGCGGACATCCTTCCAGCTAACACGCTTGGAATCCTTGTGAACCCTCACATCGTTTCAGCACCTCGCTTCCTCGACGACTCAAAGGTCGGCGAAAGCGCAGCCGCATTCGGTAGCCTGTTGCTCTGTCTATACATGTACACTTGTGTCGTGTCTACTCCGAAGCGCAAGGGTATCGCTACAATTATTGCAACCTAAGCAATAATGAACCACCAAATAAAGCACTGTTTAATACAGTGCTTTTTGGTATAATAGTTTTATAAAGAACAAAAACAAAAAGGATTACAATGGCATTACTACCCTGGGATGACGAGGAACAGAAAAAAGAAGACCTCTTCAATCCCGCGCCAATCAAGTCTATCTCCTCTCTCCAAAGTGGTGCGTGGCAACCAGCTCCAAGCGGAGCCGATTCGGCTGTTGCAACAGATGGTATAGCTACCCGAGAGCCCGAACAGCAGAACTATTTGCTATCTGATGAGAAAGCGCAGCGCGATGAGGCTCAACGCCAAAAGCAGGCAGCCGAAGCCGCTCGTGCAGCCGCCGTTGCAGAGCAGGCAGACGCAGCTCGTCGAGCTGAAGCAGCCGCCGCAGTTGCAGCAGAATCATCTCCCGAAGCTGCCCCTAAGTACGTCCCCGAGCAACAGAAGGACGAGGGGTTTGTCGGCTTCTTAAGGGGAGTCGGAGCCGGCATCCAACAGGGTGTAGGCGCCCTTGGTGATATCGCCATTCAGGGCGGTGGTCTTATCGGCTCTATCGGTAAAAACGACCAAGAGCTCGTGAAACACCTCGAAAACGTCGAAAAAGTCCGCAGCTGGCTTCATGGCAACAAGGATATCGTGGGCAACGAGATTGTCGGTACTCGCGACGTAGAGCAGCAAGCGACCGATATTGCCATGGGTCGTGGTGACATTCAGGACTTTGCAGCCGTTGGCGGCAAGGGTCTTCAGGCTGGTATTGACGCAACTATGTTCTTGAATCCCGCTCGTATAGCCTTGAAGGGCGCTCCTGCTGCCGTAAACCCAGTCGTTAGCTCGGCTAATCTTGCCACGAAAGTGTTTAAGAGCCCGGCTGTTCGCTACGCAGCGCGTGACGCTGCCTTCTTCGGTAGCCTCCAGGGAACTGCTACCTTCCAGTCCGTTTATGGCGAGACTGGCGACTTTGAACAGGCGATGGAAGCCGCACTCCAAGATGCCGCTATCGGCGCGACTCTTCAAGGGGGGCTCGACCTCGGTGGAAGCGGCATTAACGCGGTTGCCAATAGAACCGTGAATAGTCTACGTCGCCCTCGTGAGCTTACTCCAGCCGGCGAGATTAACCCAGCTGGTGAGGTTGCCGGTGTCATCGAAGCCGCTGATGGCGGTGTTGGCATCCCCGAAAATGTACGCCCAGATTCAGTACCTACCGACAGCAATGTAACTTTTGATACAAATCTTGACCAACCAGCTGGCGTCCCAGGTGATACTGCGAGCAACCTTACTCCAGTCATAGACACTCAGACACCAGTCGCTGACGGCGTGGTGACACCTGTGGAAAATCCTGTGGACAACGCTACCCCTACTACTGTTACCCCTGTGGAAAACATTCAGGCGCCAACACCCGAAGTCACTCCGGTTGTTGCAGATGGTGTCGTGCAGCCATCAAAGGTGCTTCCAGCAGCCGTAGACCCTAACGTGCCAGTAATTAAATCCGAGGAAGTACGAAAACTGCAAGAAGCTCGTGCTGGCGCAAGTCAGGCTGACGAAGCCGTCATCAATCAGAAGCTCCAAGAGGCGGAGGCAAATATTCCTTCCATAGAGAATAACTACTCACTTAAACAGTCTCGGGGTGGTAGTGTCTATGCCGAGCTTCCAGATGGGACGAAGGTCACCATTCCTAAAACAGTTCAGGATGCGCTTTATGAGCAAAAGCAGGGTAATCCATTGTCTGAAGCGGACTTCAACAGAATTGACAAGTGGGAGAAGTCGTTAGTGCGAAGTGGGGGCTCTAGTGCCACGACCGCTGTCTCAGAAGGCAAAACTCGTAATGTTGCGCCTGTCAAAGAGGACTCCGTTCCCGTTATGGAGACACCAACTGACGGAAAACTCACCCCTGCTCAAGTGGCTGAGCGGCTGATGCCAAAGCTCGCCGACAATAAAGACATCAAACAGCGCATCGCCGACTCTGTTGGTATGGGCAAAGACGTAGCAAGTGACGTTCGAGACATTCTCAAGCAGGCTAACGTCAAACCAAAACGAGCTGAGCGAGTCGCGACTGGCTTTGACAAGCTCGATAAACAAGTTCAGGAGTACAACAGACTCGAAGAGTTGAACCAAAAAGCTTACGCTGAAGGTGGCGCAGACGCGCTTGACCCAGAGGTCTCAAAGAGTCGCTCTCGTGCGGCTCGTGAGCTGGGTATTACTACTCGTCGCCTGCTCGCAGAAATTAAGCGGCTAGAGGGGCACAAAGACAAGAAAGTCGCCCTCCTCAACAACATCAATAATATTATTGGTACCCGTAATGCCAACGTCCTGACGAGCGCAGGTCTGCTTGAGCGAAACATCTTCCAGGAGCTCACAGCCAACGCAAAACTGGCTATTAAAAACCCTATCAAGATGGCGCGGAGCACGTTTAATAGCGGCAATATCGTTAAAGATACGGCGAAGTCCGAACTAAGCCACTGGGCTGACCTGCCTTCGATAAACCCCGTTGAAATCGTTAAGTATGTCGTAGGCAATACCTACCGTACGGCGATGATACCCACCACGGTACTCGCAAACACGCGCAGGGGCGCTGTTCGTGAAGAGTTCACCAAGTGGGCGTATAAAGAGCTCGAAGGGCGTGAGCTGTCTTCTGCTGAAGCCAAGAAGCTATCTGGAACAGCCGGCAACGAACTCGAAGCCCTCGTCAACACATTCGTCGGCGTTGACAACGGTATGACAAACAGGGGTCAGGCGACCGCTGCGATGAAGGCATGGAAAGAATATATTCGCACGGGTGACGACGGTGCAAAAGCTGACTTCCTGGGCAAAGTTGAGCAGCACAACAGCCTTGCAGACCAAATGATTGCCGGGCTTTCAAAAGACGACCAGACAAAAGCGCGCGGCTTAAAGGCTATGGGCAACTTGATTTTCCCATTTGTTCGTACGTCTACCAACTTTGCTATCAACACCGTCAAGCAAGACCTCAACCCAATGGCTAAGAGCCTGCTTGATGAAATCCGCGTCGACCAGCGTTCAGGTGGAAAAAACGCCGTAAACCTTATCAAGAGCAAGCTCGTCGATTACGGCATTATGGGCGGTGCTGCCCTGCTTGCCACTTCGGGTGTTCTCGTGTACAACGACGGCGAAGACGTTGACAAGCCCCGCGGCTGGTCTCTTAAAGTCGGCGACAACAACTATGTCCCCGTGCGCTCGACGTCTCTCGAACTTCCTATTGCCCTGGCTGGTACGGCTCAAGCAATCGCTCGTGATGTTGCTGCCGGTAAACCTCGCGACTGGCAGTATTACGCAAAAATGGTCACTCAGAGCCTTCCGTACATCGACCAGATGAACACAACAACTGGCGCCCTTGACTCGCTCACGAGCGGTGAAGACGCTGGCTACGCCGCCAAGGCGTACGGCGTTAATATGGCGAAGTCGTTTGTCCCTGGCTCAAACAACGGTGTCCAGCCGTATATCGCAGGTAAAAAGGGCGAAAGCCTTAATGCGAAGTCAGTCTATGATGAGAATCTTGTGAAGTGGTTCACGAACACCGTTCAAAAGAGTTACGACCCAGAGTTTTACAACTCCCTGAAGGACAGTCGCGATAACGCTGGTCGTGTTCGAACTGTCGATAATCAGGGCGTTGTGAGTAATAAAACCATGAACGACGCTGGCACAGCTGAATTTAACGACCGCATTACCGATTTGGTCGATTACGGTCGCGAAGCTGGTCTGGGCAAAAACACAAAAGATATGTTCAACACCTACGACACTGGCAAAAATAACAACTTCAAGTCAGTCCAAGACTCGATTACCTTCCTCGATGCAGTCGACGGCAAGCCAGACAACACCAAGAAGCTCGAGAAAAATGCTAAGCTCACTGATTTGTCTAGCCAAGTCCGTGAAGGTTTCTACGGCGATACGGGCAATGAGCTATTAACCCTTAATGGTAAAAATCTATACTCTGACGTATCAGTACCAGGTAAGTATGGTGGCAAGAACACTCGATTGCCATTGTCTATGGAGTCGATTAAAAATGCTATTGGTCAGACTGATTTGCCAGAAGACCAAAGAAATACTTTATATGAAATCGGTCAGCAAAAAGAAGGCTTATACGAACGACGCAAATCTGGTGAGATTACTTACGAGCAAGAGCAGGCTATGCGAGCTGAAATCGGGGCGCAGGAACTTAGCCTGTTAGAAAACTCTGAAAGTTATCAGAAAATGCTTGGCTTAATGGACGAGCTTGACGACTCTGGCTTCTTTGATGCTGATGGTCTCGGCTCAACTCGCTCTGGTCAAACCTACTTATGGAACTCCCTCAACGCATTGCTTGGTAGCAAGGGTGCTACCCCAGCCGCAAATTACCCTAAGGACGACAAAGGCTTCACCCCTTGGGGGCGTGGTGGTAATGGTCGGAGCGCAACTAACAAGCCTGGCGACCGGAAGAACACTGGCGTGAAGTGGTCTCCCGTCACAGCTCGCAAGCAAGCCGCAGTAAAGACTGGAAAGTATACCCCCGTGCAGATAAAGGTCAAGCTTGGCAATGAGGTCAAGAAAAACAAGACCCAAAACTACTCGGATAGAAGCTTCTAGTGTGATAGAATAAAAACAAAGAAGGATAAAAAATAAACATGAAGCCTGAAGACGAAAATACTGAAGTGAACAGCACGGATAATGAAAACGCCGAGGCTCAAAATCCTATGTTCGCCAACTTCCCATATACAGTCGATGAGCTCTGTAAAAAGCTAGACGACAGCGCTACATTTATGGAGCTCGTCACGAATGGCTTCATGGAGCGCAACGAGCGTATCTTTTACCGCAAGCCATCGCTCAACACCGAGGGTAAGATGGAATTTGCCGACCTCGTGGACAACACGCTTCCTTCGTATCTTGAAAAAATGCCTAAAAACGTCATCCAGAAATTGCCTACGTTCACCGTTGACGCCCACACCCGAAACAAAGCTGAAGACCTCACATACGAGTTCGTCGCAAAGAAAATCATTCTTCGCTCGGGCTCCTCTGAGGGCTATGGCTTGCTTCAGAAGCAGTGGATTGAACTCCGCAGCGCAGCGACGTTTGGCGCATGTGCTGTCTACCTTCCTTTTGAAAACGACCACGGCGAGTATACTGTCGGTGAAATTCCAATTTACTGGGGCGACCTCTTCCCTGAAGCGTATGCTAACAACCTGAACAGCACGAACTTCACGCAGTACCGAAGCCTCCGGACTGAAGAAGACCTCAACGAAATCCTTGCTGGGTTCGACACCGAAGGTGGTGGCGGCAACTGGTCAAAGGAAGGCATCGAACAGGTTCTCGCCTATGGTGTCGGTACGAGCAAGCGAAACGCCCAAAACTACAAAGTACAGATGGAAGGTCTACCAGAAGGTATGTACGAGCTATTCGTATTCACCAACCGCGACTGGGTTGCATACTACCACTACGCATCAAAAACCCTTCTCCGTGTTATCCCTAACCTCAGTGGTCGTCGTCGCGTCATTGGTCTTTATTCTGATTATGACGGTTCGAGCATCATGGGTCGCTCACTTATTGACATGGGCTACGGTGCACAGCAAGCACTGACTCAACTGCTCCGAAGCTTCATCTACACAACTGACTACAACACCGACCCGGCGAAGACCGTACAGGGTATCTCTCTCAATGAGGACAACTTCAACCTCGTAAAAGGCAACACAATGTTCCTCAACGACGAAGACGGCAAGATGGACTTGCATCCAATCGACACCACCACTATCCAGAATTTCCCGACATCATACAACCTGCTCAAAAGTATCCTGCTGCAGTCGCTCCCTAGCTCAAACGAAACGCTTCCAGCTGGCTCGGGCGACCCTAACCAGTCGAAGACTCAGGCGGGTGTCAATAGCCAAGACCAAAAGGCTGACATCGAGAACAACTACTACCGCAAGAACTACGAGCAATACTTCGAGATGGCTATCGAGAACAAGCTCAACATCTACATCGCCGAGGTTCGTGAGATTGCCAACCAAAATGGTGCCGTGCCACTCCTCAAGCTAGACGACGAGTACGCGAACCTTGTGCGCGAGACATTTGATACCCCAGAGGCAGCCGCTAAGTACATCAACGACAAGAACGAGGTTCGTCTTGACCTGAACGACGTGAAGAGCGTAAACATCTCCGTTGACTTCGAGAGCACGCGCCAGATGGCGAAAGAAGAAGACCTCAAGCGTCTTAACACCTTTATGACTGGGTTCTTTGAGGCTGCTAAATCTGACCCATCAATGGCGAAGGTCATGCGCTCTGTCATGCCACTGCTGATGTCTGAGATGACAAAGAGCTCAAACCTTGAGAATAGCTCTAAAATTGCCGAGACAATGAAGACGGCACTGGCTCAAGTCCAGCGGGACGAGCAAGTCCAACAGCAAGCGGAGCAACAGGCTGCTCAAGAGAAAAATAAACCGATGGATGAGGTCAAACCGCCTACGGTTTCAATCTCATTCAAAGACCTTCCCCCGGCTGGAAAAATACAGGCTGCTGCAAAATATGGCATAAATCTCACCGCTGAAGACGTCATGCGCCAAAAGCTTGACGAAGACGCCAAGAAAGCTAAACCAGAGGTGGCGGCATAATGACTGCTAAAGAAGTAACACCGGCACCACTCGAAGAGGTGGCAATACCAGAGATAGTAGCAAAGTTGCTCATTCCGACGAGTAAGCCACAGGCTTCAGAGTACCAGTCG